TCAACACGTGTGTGTATTCTGCTTGTGCTACCGGTCTCGTAAGCATCGATTATGCCATGCGTTTTCTTGATGAATATGACTATGTAATTGTAGGAGGTTCTGATGCAGGAGTAAATGATCTTGACTTGGGCTTCTTCTCTGCAATGCGAGCTATCGGTACGAAGTCGATGCCTTTCGATAAAAATCGCGATGGCTTTATTATGGGCGAAGGCGCAGGTTGTATCATCCTTCAGTCGAGAGAAAAGGCCGAGGCGATGGGCTCGAAAGTCTATGCTCGCATTACTGGAGTTGCTAACGCTTCAGATGCGCTGGATCCTACTTCTCCTTCTGGCACAGGAGCAAGAGCATGCCTTGAAAAACTGGATCTTGAAGGTGTTGACTCAGTCAACTCGCACGGTACGAGCACGCCGCTCGGAGATATTTCAGAATACAACGTGGTTCGCGAGTTTACGGATGCACCGATTTACTCGAATAAAGGCAAGATCGGTCATACCTTCGCTGCGGCAGGTGTACTTGAAACGATTTACAGTGTACTGTCTATTCAGAATGGTGTGATTCCTCATACCGCTGGCTGTAAGGACACTGATATGGATGTTGTGATGGAGAACATCGAGACAGATGTCAAGAAGGTTCTTGTCAATTCATTTGGATTTGGTGGTAAATGTTGTTCAATTATTGTTGAAAAGGAAAAGTAAAATGTCTACTGGAATCACTGTAGAACTCAATTGGGAAACTATAGACCACGTCGTGGTCGAACAACTGCGTAATACGTGGGAAGCTCTGAAGGGCAACCTCGGTAATGGCGACTGGGTTTTTGTCTGGGGCGATCAGGAAGCTGATGATGCCGAGATCCAAAAGCACATCGACGCGCTCGAACTTCTCCTCAAGTGGTACTCCACTCCCGATGAGTTGGTAAAAATGGGACTCAAAGAAGGTGCCTAAGTATCTTGTAGAGACAATCGACTTCTTTCGCATGCGATATGTCGTGGAATGCGAGAGCGCAGATGATGCCAAAGATATTGTGACTTTCAAAGAGGCTGAAGAGTTCAGTCAATTATATCTTGACGAAACGATCACTTCTACTCGCGTGATTGATGATGCAGAGTATCTTCGCTTATTCGACGAGGATAATGACTATTTGAAAGAGTGGTCAGAAGAGCAAAAATTTAAATACGTACATAAGGTAGAAGATAATGGAACAGAATAAAGTATATACAATTAAGCTCATGTCTGGCGAAGAAATCATCTCTCGCGTCAAGCAAGAAGGTGGTGTCACCGAACTGTTGAAGCCTCGTACAGTTGGTATGGGACCTCAAGGTTTTGCTATGATGCCATGGATGATGTCAGCCCCTGATAACAATGTCGTAATCTCTGACACTGTTATCGTCGGTGCGACTGAAACGAGTGCACAGGTTGCTACACAATATCTGAAACAAGTAACAGGGATACAAGTATAATGTTAGAATGTTTAATTATGGGCGACTCGATCGCCGTTGGTACTAAAATGTTTGCTCCGAAAGAATGTGTATCATATTCGAGGGGCGGTTGGAATACTTGGCAATGGAACAAGAAGTGGGGTAAAACTTCGCTTGAAGCCAAGACAATCGTAATCAGCCTCGGAACAAACGATCATAGCGGCGTTGATACGAAAAAAGAGTTGACAAAAATTAGAACTCGTGTTAAGGTAGGCAATGTAGTATGGATTATGCCTCCTTGTAACAAAGGCTTTTGCAAACCTAAGGTCAACGCCATAGTAAAAAGCATTGCCGTAAGCTACGGAGATCGTATCATTGCTACATCGTATGTTCAACCTGATGATATCCATCCATCGTGGCGTGGATATAAAGATCTCGTAAAGAAAGCTGGACTGTGACACTTTTCGTTTTTATAGTGTTCATTATTGGAGTTACAGTGTATGGTATCCTTACCAATAAGATTACTCCAGAGGAACGCGATGAAATGTTAAACGATAAGGAAATGTGGCCGTGAATTTATTCATTCTTGACAGTGATCCTGTCAAAGCAGCACAATTACAGTGTGACAAGCATGTCGTGAAGATGATCGTCGAGAGTGCTCAGATGCTTTCTACAGTGCATCGTATGCTTGACGGCGAGCAGTGCCGTATTCCTTCAAAGTCTGGTAAGACGATGTCGAAGGCATGGACTCTGCCTGACGAACGTGAAGATACATTCTATCGTGCAGTGCATATGCATCATCCTTGCACGATTTGGACTGCACAAAGTAATAATAACTACACTTGGCACTGGATACACTTCGCTGCTCTCTGCGACGAGTACACGTATCGCTATGGCAAGGTTCATAGCACTGATACATTGCTTCGCGAAGCTTTGAAGCAATTGCCTCGTAATATTCCAGTCGGTTACAAGACTCCTCAGCCGTTGGCGATGAAGGCTAATCCTGAGTGTATCGACTACAATGATATCGTAGGATCTTATCGTAAGTTCTATCAGACGAAGCAAGAGCGATTTAAGATGGCATGGACCAAACGTCCAATTCCAGAATGGTTTGCTGTCGCAGCCTAACACCATAAATATTTCTAACAAATCGCTCCAGTAGAGATACTCGGAGCGATTTTTTTTGTTTTTAGCATGTACAATTATTGCATTTCGTTGTAGCGTGACAATACGAGCAAAGATAATTTTGCTTGTTGATAAATAAACAAAGGAATAAGGAATAAATTATGGATAAAAACTTTATCAAACGGGCTTTGCACGTTACGTCATTCAATCTGTCTTCATCAGATTTTAAAGACACACGTTTCAAAAAAGAAATTCAGCATATCTTTAATATGCATTTCTTCCCCAAGTTTGATCTAAAGGATACGATTGATTCGATCGATATGAATAAGATCAATAGACTGATTGACAAGCTTCGCAGCGAAGATCCGGTAATGCTGTCGAAGATGCACAACTACAATCTCAAGGGCGTAGGTCCTGGCGAAGTGACTCTTTACTTTCTAGTCAACTCGGCTCATCTCGGCGGTGGGTCGTCCGCCGGCGTTGACGTAATAGCGAGTAACGGAGAATTCGAAGTGAAGGCTGTCGATGTTACTGCTAGTGGCTATGCTACGAACTTTAAACTCGGCGGTACATTCAATCTGAGTGATATCGTAAAGGATCTATTAGATCTGAAAAAGAAAGTTGGTGCTAGTGGTGAAGGTGTCAACAAGTCAGCTCTCGATGCCATTCGTAGGAAATATCCTAACGAGCTGAAGCGTATCGAAGAAGACTTTGCACAGCGTGCATATGACAACTACTTCAAGAACCACCAGATCATCTTTATCAAAAACTCTACTCGAGATATTGGTAAGGTTATGGCCATCAAGAAGGTTAAGAAGAGCGATATCATGCTCGATCGTTTGACGAGCGGTGTGCTCAAACCAAACGTAAAATTATAAAAATAAACATGTACATTTTATCGAAACTATTGTAGAGTAAACTATGATAAAGAAAAGATTTAAAGAGTTTGTTGGTACTGGTACCCTCACGATATTCGATATTGATGAGACATTGTTTCACACGTATGCAAAGGTTGCCGTTGTAAAAGACGGCAACCTTGTCAGAATGCTAGACAACCAAGAGTTCAACACTTACAAACGTAAGAAGGGTGAAACCTACGACTTCGGAGAGTTTGCAAACGCCGAGGTATTTCGTAGGTCATCCAAGCCAATCACTCGTATGGTTGCAAAAACAAAAGCTATCTTTGCTAACTCGAAAAAGAATCCTCATAGTCGAGTGATTATCTGTACAGCGCGAGCTGACTTCGATAACAAGGATATCTTCCTTCAGACGTTCAGAGATCATGGTCTACCTATCGATAATATCCATGTCGAACGAGCTGGTAACTTGAAGATCGACTCTTCGGCTGAAGCCAAGAAGATCATCTTCCGCAAATATATAAATACTAAGAACTACGTAAAGCTTCGGTTGTTTGATGATGCTCCTAGCAATCTTCAGGCGTTTCTTTCGTTGAAGAAAGAGTTTCCTGATATTACGTTCGAAGCCTTCTTTGTAAATCCTGATGGATCGGTAAAAACAGTACGATGACAAGTTTTAGAAATTTCCTTGCAGAAGAGCTTGACGAAACTAAGCTGAAGCATCTTGAGCATGCCGAAGATCACGTGAT